CGGTTTGCAACCACTCATCGCCAATCGGTTGCAACTGGTCAAAAGCCATCCAGAAATCCAAAGCACCACCAGGGAGGGAGTGTAGCCAAGCTTGTACGTCAAGTATGCCCCAACGCAAGGCAAGCTTGGCGGCCAGCATCAGCCTTGGACTTCTTCGGATTTTTTTCGGAGGTCGTCAACCTCCTTGGCTTTGCCTCGAGCAAACGGCCGGCATTCGCTCCAAAGGAACTCGGCTAGGCCCAAGTCCATCGATCCTAACTCCGATGGATCGTCAACAAGCTTGTTGCCTTGCTCGTCGACTAGCATCGTCGCTAGCATCGATCGCCTTGCCGTTGACCAATCAATTTCACCGTCCTTGTTGCTGATTGCGAGTTCGTATTCAACGCCCTCTTTTTCAGTCATGGACTTGATGTGAAATGTCGTTCCTTCGTAGTCGACCGATTTGATCGGAACAGGTTTTGCCAACAGAGCTTTGAATTGCTCTTTATTCATCGTCATCCTCGTCCGATAGAAGTTGCTCATCCAAAACCTTGCGGCACTCGATGAATCGCAAGTTGTACTCCGCTGGAGGCCGAACCGTGGAAGGCTTGCCGAGTCGCTCTCGCTCTTCAACGCAACCTCGCACGATTTCATCAATGCGTTCGATAGGAAAGTTGACTCGACATGGCAAAAGTTCGGAGTCCGGTTGGTGGTTGAGGTACGCGACATGTTTGTCGTCGACGTACACTTGCCACTGAGTGAACTCTTCTTGCTTACCGGTAAAATCAATCCGCATATCGGGCTTCAGTTCAACCGACATGAATCACTCCTTACGAAGTCGTAGTGAATGCAGGCGCGGTGGCTCCATCGAACTGGATCGTGTACGACCCTCTCATAATTTCGCCTTGCGCTGCGTTGGGAAACTTGACACTCTTGACGAACACTGTGCCAGCGATCGAACCACCACCTTCTGGGTAGGTGATTGTCGCGGTGACTCCAGCGTATGGTTCTGCGGTTGGAATCATCGACGAAGTGATTGGTGGCGCGTTACCAAGCCAGTTGAACTCAATCTCGACCTCGGGAGCCTCACGCAGATCGCCGGGGCGCATGCGCTTCATGCTGGTCGTCCCGAGATGTGTGACCTCCAATGCGTCGGTCGCAATAGTAAATTCACCGATTCTGGTGATTTCCGTGGTAATAAGTCCAGTACCGGCAATGGTCGCGCCGAGTCCGGTGTCAGCAATGCTTTTTGGCATGTTTAGGGCTCCTGATAGTGAACAACAACATCAAACGAACAAACGTATCTCGGCACTTGATTCCCATCGGTCGGCGGGTCTGTGAAATACTCGTCTCCTGACACATACTCCACACCACAAAACCGATGGTTCTCAACGCTCCCCCTAAACGCATCTATTCCAGTCTCCCGAATAGCTTTTGACAGAAGCGATGCTCCGTCTCGGCTAGTCGAGTAACACTCCACTGTCACATGAGCATGCGCGGCTTTGGATAAGCCTTGCAGCGTATGCTCACGATCTGTCGATGTAGTGTAAAAACATATCGCCGGCAGCTGACAGTTTTCTACAAGCACATCGGTGTACATTCGTTGCCCCACGATATTTGATACCGCAGCATAGGATAAAACCTTCGTTCTAAACGCTTTCCCAATTGCACTCATTCGCCGCTAATTACCCCAATCGTCCGCGCCGCAGTTTCCGTCGAGGTCGAAACCAGCTTGATATACTTTACCGAGTCCATCGCAGCTCGGTTAAGCGTGACGATCCGCGATGTTCCAACAGTCGGTGTGTACAGCGTTCCGTTTTCGTATATTGCGTAAAAGTTCGATCCATCGGTCGACCCATGAAAGTTCATCGACGTACCTGTTAGCGCGGCCGGCAGCACAATCGCCAATGGGATTCTGTTTGCCTCCATTGTGATCGAGGTCGAAACCGTTCCGCTGCTGGCAATAGTCACCGTGTCTGTAAGTCGTAAGTTCTTAGCCAAGTGTTAACTCCTTTGCCTTTTTGTAAAACTCAGTTTTGAAAACACTCATTGCTTGATGGAACGATCGCTCGTAAGCTCGCTTCAGAAAATGCCGACGCTCAAGCTTGATTGACGATCCAGGCTGAATGTACTCTCCAGATCGCTGCACAGGTCGCTTGCTTTGACCTCGAGTGTAGGTGATCGTTCTCTTGCCAGCCCTTTGGCGAATGATCTGTCCTGGCCGGCCCCAGTAGTACAGTTTTCGCTCGCCTTTAATAACAGGCAACCGAAAATGCATCTTCTTGCCCATCTGGCCGCCACTGGCTTGCATGCCGATGTACAGGATACCACCGCGAGAATACTTGCGGAACTTAGAGATTACATGTTTGCCAGAATCGTCTTTCGCGTATTTTTTCCGAGCAGATTCCGACCACTTCGTCCTTGGTGCGGAATTGTCCCGGGACCATCGCTGAGTTCCTGTTGTTGATCGGCTGCTTGGTGGATCTGTTTTGGCAGTCCGCACGATTGGATGCGCCATTTTGCGAGCCGCAGGGTCGATGCATTTGAACTGCACCTGGAACGGCAGGTCGTTCAGTGCCTTGGTGAGTGCAGCGTCTACTTTGACTTTAAATTGGATCACGATGCACTCACCAGTAATTCGTAGTATCGATCAAGCCCTTCGACAGGGTTAATGAACTCGATACCGTAATACTCGTTATTGAATTTGATTCGCATCTTCACGTTGTATCCGTTTCGCCGTCGCACGCGAAAAATTGCACGCACATTGGCTTCCAGTTCGCGGCCCCGCATGGTTTCGTTGCCACCTTGCGGAATGAACTGGCAGGGCTCGTCGACCAGGAAATCGCTGAAGGTCACGATAGGCTGTCCGTAACCGTCCTGCGTCTCCGTAGCTTGCTCGACGTTGCACCGTTGGCGAAACGCTGATGTTTTGATCCGGTTGTGTCTGCCGCTCATGGGTAGGTACTCCGCATGAACTTGGTCACCAATGCCTCGTAGGCTCGCAGGTCGTTGACTCGATCATTGTCGCCACGGTTAGCATCAAAATAGTAGCCCACCAGCAGTAGCATCGCTCGTTTGGCAATCGCCGGGACTAGTGTCTGGTCCTGCGAGTACCCGCACTTGTACTGCACCTCCCATGCATCCCATCGAGCTGCATAGGCAGGAATAGTCTCTAGGTATGCAACACGCACCTCGTCAACATGCAGTTGGTACTTGTTGCTCGCCCACGTTGTCAGTGTGTTGTCGGCGTTAAAGAACTTGATGTGAATGATGCTATGGACTGGCCCCTTGGGTAGCTTCAATTCATCGTAGAATGCTCGCAAGCGAACCTTGTACGTCTGGAAGCAGGATACGCTATCGGTGTCCTTTTCCCACTGTTGTCTTGCGTCCTCGATCAGCATTTGCAGTTGGTTGTCGTGAGCTGTGTCCGTCGACGAGATCTCCACCTGCTTCTTGGCTTCTGCCAAGGTCAGAGGTTCCGCTGTCGGTCCTGTCACTAGCTCTGGCACTAATTTCATATGAGGCAACCTTCAGGCGATTGACAAGTAGATCCTCCACACCTGGAGTCAGGACATCGATCACTGCCCCCTGCCGAAACCTCTTCCACTGTCTCAACATCCTGATCATCTTTTTTCTCCATCATCAGCTTGTCCCAGTCCTTGGGGTAGTAATGCGTTGGGATCATCTCCTCGTTGTGCATCACCACCATCTCTTCAACATGCCCAATGCGGCAACCGGGGTCAATAAACAGCTTGTGGCCGGCATCTTTCCACTGTTGCCAAAACCAGACATCGGAATCGATGTGGTTTTCGCCCCATTCGCCATTTTCGTCAGGTTTGCAATAAAACCACGGTTTCGGAGTCGTCGCCAACTTCTTGACGTTCAGCACGGTCAAGCCAAAGTGGGCTGCATCAACCTGAATCGGAGTTCCATCCCACATTGCGGATGTAACTCCTTTTTTGAAACCCAGCAGGCTTTTTATACCGCGACGTACTTGCATGGAGGCGACTGCGTCCATGTCTTCGTTAGCCGCAATGCAAATCAGCCGATGGACCTGATCTCCGGTAAACACGCTGTCGCCGTCTACCGTTACCACAAAATCAAGGTCGTCTTTTACTGCGGTTTCCAGCATTTGTTGCATCAGTTGTCCGTAGTAAACTCCGAATGATACGGCTAATGGTACGCCAGCTTGCTTTAGGGCTCGCTCGATCCATGTCCTGGCATACGCTATGTCATGCCTTGCCGTTGTCATTACCGCTCGAACTTTTACCTGCTTTGCCATCGCGTTTGTTCCTCCTAGCGCGTTTGAAAAGACTAGCCGACAACGACAACGTCAGCATTGCTGCTGGCTGCGACGTTCTTGTTCTCGAGATCCAAAACGGACACAGCAGAACCGATCACAACACCATTGGTGGTATGGGTGTCAGGCGTAATCGTCAATTGCAGGTATCGCTTGCGACCCTTCAAATCAACGTGATACGCCACAACCACGCCAGCTGTGTTGTCGATCACTAGGTTGAAATTGCTGTTGAACGTCGCAAAGCTGCCGTTGGTATCGCTCTCTGCGAGTTGCAATGTCACGTTGGTGCTGTTGGTATTCGCCTCTGCACCGAGGGTGACAAGAATGCTTGCGTAATCTGCACCGCGAGTATCGACGGATGCAGTTCGCGATGCAGTTGCTGCCGTTACCGGAGCAAGCATCACGGTGTAATCCAGTGCCTGTTGAGCCTTAGCCATTTGAATGTTGTCCTTGAAAAAGTTGGTTTGGTTTTCAAAAAGGGGACTAGACTCGAAAGCCTAGTCCCCCGTGCACGCTAGGAGGAACTAGCGATTAGCCGAAGTTTAGAGCGATGAATCCACCAGCGTTGTTTGCATCACCTCGCTCATGGACATTGATGTCCACTCGCTCAGTTGCCCTCAGGTAAATCGTGTCGCTGAGGAATCCGAGCGAGTTATCCACTGCAAGCGAAATGCCACGACGGGTTCCAAGGATTGCAGTCTGAGCCAAGTCGCCAAAGTAGCATGCTCGCTGACCAGTGGTTCCCGTAAGCGCGCTGTTGAGCGTTTCTGACCACACGACTGGGTAGCCAAGGAACTGCATGTTTCTTGCTCCCGCTTGCAGGTCAGAAATGCTATTCCCGCCACTAGCGTCCATGAGTCGCAGCATCGATGCAGCCCATCCCGCTTGCGAGATGTACCATTTCGGGTTGCTGGTTCCTCTGTACATCTTTCGCTTGCCGACCATCGACTCAAAGTCCGCAAAGGTCAGCGCGGAAAAAGTCTGCCGTGTCGTTGCAGTCACGACTGAGCCGGCAGCGATCGCGGAGGCTAGACCCATGATCGAACCATAGGTGCTAGTCCCGTCGCCCAAAAATCCAGCTTCATCCTCTTCGACCGCAAACGTGTGAGCAACACTTCGAGCTACCATCTCGCTAACCGAAATGATCGCATCGTCGTTAAGCTCACTGGTTATTTGTGCGACCGCAGCTAACTTCTTGGCATCAAGTTCGACCATGGTGTGCGTCAGGTCTGACGGAGTGATGTTCGTTCCTTCAGCCATCCAGTAGCCAGTGATCTCGTTGGTTTGCTTTGGCACCTTCCACTTTGGTGTCGGCATCGTGACGTTTTGCGCTTCTTGACGGAAGACACCGTAATTCAAACGCAACTCGATCACTGCCGATTCCATCGCTTCAGGGACCAAGAATCCCGAACTGATGTTGTCGAAGGTCACCATCGTTGCCTTGATGCCGTGGTCCTTGCACCATGACTTTGCCTTCTTGTTCCCAAAAAGGTTTGCCATGATAAACTGGCCGCTGACGTAAGCATCTTCCTCGCTTTTGAACCCAGCAACCTTGCAAGCTGCCTTAGCTCGAGCGGGAATGGTGATCTGCTTGGGTTGGCTAGCAGGAGCGACCGAAACCGCTTCCTTC